AATGGAATTCAATGATGAAAACTGTTCAAATTGACGATGGGAAGGGTGGATTTGCTATTCCACCTATGCATGGGGTTGTTTACAATCTAACATCTACACTACAAAAGAACGATAAAGGTTCTTGGTTTGGATGGGTTGTAACACAAGACAGAGTTCTGGAACAAAAAGATAAATCTTTGTATTTAAGTGCAAAAGATTTTCAAGGAAATGTTTCAAAGGGCAACGTGCAAACAAAAGCAGATGTAGAAGAAAAATCTAGTACGCCAGCACCGTATTAAATTTATAAAGGGCCCGAAAGGGCCCTTTACATAGAAGGAAGAAAGATGTATATGGAGAAATTCAAAAAAATATTTAGTGGACTCACAATCGCATATGGACAATATCAACCCGGAGAACGGGGTGCCAACGGCAAACAAAAAGGCAAAGCTTTTATTGTTCGTAAAAATGTTACCGACGATTTGTGGAAAAACCATCTTGAAGGTAAAGGTCCCGCATTGGGAATTATCCCTATTACAGAGAATAATGATTGTAGGTGGGGGTGCATTGATATTGATGAATATGATCTCAATCACCTTAGTCTCATTCAAAGTATACGATCTTTTAATTTCCCCTTAATCATTTGTCGTTCTAAATCAGGCGGCGCACATCTTTTTCTTTTTACTAAAGAAAATATTCCTGCATCTTTGATGCAATCAAAACTCAAACAATTTGCAAAAGCTTTAGGATATGAAGGGTCAGAAATTTTTCCTAAACAAACCGAAATACTTGTGGAACGTGGGGACACAGGTAATTTTTTAAACTTACCCTACTTTAATGGCACGAAAGGACTACGATATGCTATCAACGATAATGGCTCCAGTTGTACACTTGAGGAATTTTATAAGCTCTATGATGTTTTGGCTTGCGGAAGGCAAGAGATGGAGAAAATTAAAGTCCAAGAGAAAAAAATAGACGAAGCTTTTCCTAATGGTCCCCCTTGTTTAAACAAATTGGCATCAATTGGTTTTGGTGAGGGGTCTAGGAATAATGCATTATTTAATGTAGCGGTTTATTATAAACAATCACATCCGGATACTTGGGAAGATAAAATTGTAGAATCTAATTCTAAATATATGGAACCTGCTTTAAGTAATAATGAAGTACAGCAATTAATTAAATCAATTAACAGAAAAGGTTATGACAAGTATAGATGTAAAGATGCGCCAATCAACGCCGTCTGTCAATCACGACTCTGTCGAACTAAACGATTCGGTGTTGGTTATGGCGAAGAACAAATGCCGATGCTGGGCAACTTAACGAAGTACACGTCTAGTCCACCGCAATGGTTTTTAGATGTCAGTGAAACGCGGATCGAATTAAAAACAGAACAACTTTATAGTTCCCCTTTATTTGCATTAGCATGTTTAGATCAAGCTAATTTAGTAATACCGGTGCCGAAGGCTAAAGACTGGAAAGAATTATTTTTAAAACCTTTAATGCAGAACCTACAAGAAGTAGAGCCTTTAGAATCTTTAGATCCCATTAATGAATTAACTTCTTTATTACAAGACTGGACAACGAATAGACAATCAGCAAGAAAGTTAGATGATATTTTTAATAAACTTCCTTACACAGATGACAAAAGAGAATTCACTTATTTTAGAATGGAAGACTTTTATAATTTTTGTAAAAGAAATCATTGGGAAATAGATAAAATTAAAACAGGAAATTTATTAAAAAGATTAGAAGATATTTTTGTAGAAGAAGAAAGAATCAGAGTCAAAAATCAACAACCAAGACTCATTAAAATAAAAGCGATGAAAAAAATTGATGCTAGTATTTCTAAAGTTAAGTATCAAGAAGATGATTTTTAATGAAAACAATAATATTGGGACCGCCCGGCACGGGGAAAACTACAACTTTATTAAACTTAGTTGATGAATTTATTAAACAAGGAATAAGACCCAAACAAATAGGATATTTTTCTTTCACTAGAAAAGCTGCTAACGAAGCTGCAACGAGAGCTGCGGAAAAATTTGGATTAGATTTAGAAAATGATTTAGAAAATTTTAGAACCCTTCATTCTTTTGCGTTTAGAAAATTAGGAGTTACTAAAGAAAAAATGATGGGACCTGATGATTATAGAGAATTTGGAATTAAATGCGGTATTCCTATTAAGACGGCTTCCTTTTCTAATGATGATGGAACTTTTAATTGTGATAATGAGTATCTCACCATTATTAATACAGCCCGAGTTAAACGTATGGATCTCTTAGAATATTATGATTCACGACAAAACATATTAGATATAGAAAGAAATACTTTATATTTACTTTCGGAAGAATTAAAAAAATTTAAAAAAGAAAAAAGCTTAAAAGATTTTACAGATCTTTTAGAAGATTTTATTCATAAAGAAGTGCACCCAAGTTTTGAAGTTTTATTTATAGATGAGGCACAAGACTTATCACTTCTTCAATGGGATATGGTTCGTTGTATTTGGGCCAATGCAAAAAAAACTTACATCGCAGGTGATGATGATCAAGCTATATTTAAATGGGCCGGCGCCGATGTTGATCACTTCATAGCTTTAAAAGAAGAAGTAGATGATATTAAAACATTGGATCAATCCTATAGAATACCAGGCGGTCCTATCCATGAACTCTCACAAAAAATAATAAATAAAGTAGAAAAAAGATACAATAAAATTTATAAACCCAGACCCGAAGAAGGAATTCTAAAAAGATATTCGGACATAACTCAAGTCGATATGTCAGAAGGTAACTGGTTAATTTTATCCTCAGCAAATCATTTTTTAGATGATGCTAAAGATTTATGCGAGATTCAAGGATGGTATTATCAATATAGAGGAGTCAATTCAGTCTCTTTAAAACTTTTACTGGCCTTAAATAATTGGGAATCATGGCGAAAAGGAGCCCATTTAAATCATTTAGAAATAAGAAACATTTATGAATATGTAGGATCCAATGTGTTACCTGGGTTTAAAAAAGGAAAAACATTACATTCTGATGACAAATATACATTAAAACAATGTCAAGAAAAACACGGTTTAATTACAGAGAAAGTTTGGTATGAGGCATTTGAGGGACTCGATACAATCACAGAAAACTACATAAGAAATATGAGAGCGAATGGAGAAAAAATAAATAAAAATCCTCGCATAATAATGTCAACCATTCATGGCGCAAAGGGGGGTGAAGCAGATAAAGTTCTATTAATGCAAGATGTTACTAATGCAGCTTTAGAAACTTTTAGTCATGATCCTGATGAATTACATAGATTATTTTATACAGGAGCCACAAGAGCCAAAAAAGAATTGCATGTATTAGATCCTAAAAATTTTGATAGAGCTTATATATTATGAGTGTATGGAATAAACAAATCGGTGGAGCCCATTATCAAAAATTTAAAATCCAACCAAGTAAATTTGTAGTCGAGAATAAATTGCTTTTTCCAGAAGGATGCGCTATAAAATATATATGCCGTCATTCACATAAAGGGAAAAAAGAAGACTTGCTTAAAGCGATTCACTTTATTGAAATGATAATTGAAAGGGACTATAAGTGAGAACGATTCAACAACCTTTATTCACTCCTGAAACTGAGTGGGTAATGCCAGAAGAACTTAAAAATTTAAAAGGTATCAAAGAAATTGCAGTAGACTTAGAAACAAACGATCCAAATTTAAAAGAACTTGGATCGGGAAATGTTATTGGTAACGGACATATTGCAGGTGTTTCTTTAGCCATTGAAGGCTGGGCGGGTTACTATCCTATTCAACACGAACAGGGTGGTAATATGGATAGAGCTTTAGTTATAAGTTGGTTAAAAGATTTATTTAAGCAAGAGTATACCACCTTTATTTTTCACAATGCCATGTATGATGTGTGTTGGTTACGAGCTGCGGGTATAAACATTAAAGGTAAAATTGTAGATACGATGATTGCCGCAAGTTTAATTGATGAAAATAGATTATCTTATCAATTAAATGTTTTAGCAAAACATTATGTGGGAATAGGGAAAGATGAAAAAGTTCTTTATAACGCTGCAAAAGAATATGGACTTGATGCTAAAAAAGATTTATGGAGATTACCCGCGATGTTTGTGGGACAATACGCCGAGCGTGACGCAGAGGCAACTTTAAAACTTTGGCAACGACTTCATAGGGAATTACACGATCAAGAATTAATAGATATCTTCAGATTAGAAACACAATTATTTCCGTGTTTGGTTGAGATGAGATTTAAAGGGGTGAGAGTAAATCTAGAAAAAGCTCAAAAAATTAAAAAAAATTTAATGGCGAGGGAACAAAAAATTCTCAATAAAATCAAAGACTTAACTGGTCTTCACGTAGAAATTATGGCGGCGCGATCAATCGCAAAAGCATTTGACAAATTAGGCTTACCTTATGACCGAACAGCTAAATCTAAAGAACCCAGTTTTACAAAAAACTTTTTACAAAATCATCCTCATGAATTAGCTCAGTCAATTGCTGACGCACGAGAAATAAATAAAGCCCATTCAACTTTTATAGATTCAATTACTAAACATGCACACAACGGCAGAATCCATGCAGATATAAATCAAATTCGTTCTGATCAAGGAGGAACGGTTACTGGAAGATTTTCAATGAGTAATCCAAACTTACAACAAATTCCTGCACGTCATCCAGAATTAGGCCCTCTCATTAGATCTATATTTATTCCCGAAGAAAATTGTAAATGGGGATCGTTTGACTATTCACAACAGGAACCGAGAATTTTAGTGCATTATGCAAAACTACAGAATTTACTTGGAGTTCATGAAATTGCAGACGCATACCAGGCCGGAGACGCGGATTTCCATCAAGTCGTAGCTGATATGGCGGGCATACAACGAAAGCAAGCCAAAACAATTAATTTAGGTCTAATGTATGGAATGGGTAAAAATAAATTAATGGCCGAACTAGGATTAATGAAAGAGTCGGCGGAAAAATTAATTAGACAATATCATTCACGAGCACCTTTTGTAAAACAACTGATGGATAATGTTTCTCGTAAAGCTAACGATCGGGGAAAAATTAGAACTTTATTAGGAAGAGCATGTCATTTTGATTTATGGCAACCTGTTCAATTCGGAGTTTTTAAACCCTTACCTCTGGAACAAGCAAGAAAGAATTATGATGAACCTCTAAAACGTGCATTTACATACAAAGCTCTAAACAAATTAATACAAGGATCTGCTGCAGATATGACTAAAAAAAGCATGGTAGCTTTATATAAAAATGGTATAATACCTCATATTCAGATTCACGATGAGGTAGATATTTCTGTAGAATCTGATAAAAAGGCTGAACAAATAGTACAAATTATGGAAGAAGCTGTTGTATTACAGATTCCAAATAAGGTAGACTACGAATCAGGTGAGAACTGGGGAGATATTAAATAGGAGGAAACTACTATGGAAAATATTATAAACCAAGCTAAACATCTATGGACCACTCGTAAAAAATGGGTCATTGGTGGCGCAATTATTATTGTAATTGCAATCATAGCAATATAATCTAAAAAAATGTGGCTAAAAATGTAGCCATAGATGTAAATATAGTTAATGAGTAAATGTAAAAATTGTAATTGTATTTGTCATTGTGGAATAAAAGAACACAGTGATATGTATGGAATTTGTTCCTGCACAGCATGTGCGTGTAGTGAGGAAACTGTAGTTGATAATACAAATGAATGTGAATGGTGTCAATAATGGATAACATAGATGAACTACAGAATGTTAAAGCTCCAAAAATTACGTCTTCGGATATTAACAACGAATCGAAGAAGACACAAATATTTTACAATTCTTTTATTTATAGCTATGTTTTTACTAGCGTTTTTAGGGGGACCGAATTAAAATAAGGAGCAAAAATGAATAAATTATATTTAGTTCTTGCACTATTATTTGCATTAAGCGCCTGCTCGGTAGGCAAAAAATGTACCTATACACAAGATGGAACGAAACTCTCATCTTATGTATGGTTTTATAATGGTGACAAGCCAATTGATTTAGACAAAAATAATTGTAACTAAGATGAAAATCGGACCTGAACAATCGGTACAGATGCCGATGAAGACCGTAATTTCTTTGATTATAATGGTCGCACTCGGCACCTTCGGATTTTTTCAAATCCAGGAGAAGCTCAACCAACACTCAACTAAGCTAGAGATTATGGAAAAAGATTCTGAACTTAATACTGAGTTCAGGATCAAATGGCCTAGAGGTTTACTGGGTTCACTGCCCGCAGATTCTGAGCAATTTTTGTTGATCGAGGATCTTTACAAAACCACCGAGAAATTAT